CTTGCGACTACGACGGAATTTAGGTATCCGAAGGGTTTCCTGCAAGCTGCTACACACGAACTGCTACAATGACATCAAACGCGTTGCCCAGGACCACTAGTAGTGTCTCGGAGTCACGGAAGTTGAATCTGATTTGTGGATGGACATTAACGCGTTGTATAGACAAGGGCCTTCAAGCGTGTTGTCCAGGGTCGATAGGAGTTAGACATTAACACGCTGTATACGGCAGCAGGGGTGCGGCGGCTACGGGCCAACAGGAATTAACGCTGCAGAAGCGTCGGTCACGGCCACAGTGACTTCGTTTCGCAGCGTCAATACGGGTGGGTCTGGCAATGGTACGATGAAGTCGGAATCGTAGGTAATTCCGCCCCGTTGTGCTAACTTTGGCTTTAGTAGCACGATATCGTATGAGATCCACATCTGCCCGGCGGTGTATGGGGCGACGGAACCACTGTTGTTCATTTCAAACCGTCCAAGGTCGTAGAGTCGAGCGTCAAACGTGGCATCTTCACTCAGCGTGAGATCGATACCTCCAGTTTTCTTCTCAACATCACGATGCTCGAGGGATTCCTCGGAACGGATGAACAGCGGACGGATAGGTGTTTGATTAGGCGCACACTCAATGCAATGAGTAATGGCATTGTACGGGGCTCCCGATGAAGCAAAGAAATGATTTAGAATGCGAGGAAAATCAGCACCGAAGACGGGCTCATAAACATCGTATTGCGTGGCCATTCTAATCACTCCAACGTTCGGGGTTGTAGCAATGCCAGTGCCACAAGTGGGCACATACTCAAAACAAATACCGAGAGGCAGCCATTGCTTGTAATTACGAGCAATGTTGTGCATCCAAGGAAAAGTTCCGGCATCCCCTGGATTTAGCACATGTCTAGGCTGTGCTGCATTATCGGTAGCGGTCGGCACCATGCCGACATCGCCGATGTACTCACGCCTGGTAATACGGATCCAGTCATTGGTGTTGTGCATGAACGGAACATCGCTCTGCACCAACGGTTTGACTAAGGAATTCACGTTTAAATCACCAGGTGCAGGGGAAACAACCTCTTTGTAATCCCCTTGTCCAAGAAGCACTTTCTTGGCGACACCAGCTAGCGCATCAATCCCACCGGAAGCGAGCTTTTTGAAAAACCCGCCACCCTTTTGCGGTCTTTTGACCGCGGCAGCAGACTCAGCAAGAGTCGGCCACCCACCAGCCGTGCGTGGATCAACGACTAGACCTGCCACTCGTCGATTACCACCACGTTTGCGCCTGTTGGTCTTAGGCCGGCGCACGCCCGTTTTCCGATTTCTTTTTCTGGCCATTTCTGGCAGATGACACCGAGGGCCAGTTGTCAAGCTGTATTCCCCTAGTTTTCCTTCTAGAGGGGTTGCCCTGGACTGCGCTTACCGTCTACCATCCAATATCGGGTCCACACAGTGGTGGTACCAGATGAAAGGACGCCCATTGGCAGTTTTGCCACATGAGTAAAGGTAGTTCTCGAGTTCGTCGACATCGAGCCGATGAGTTTGGTATTGACGGTAAAACCATTCCTCAACGATATCGTTGTCAAACGTGACGGACCCGGAATAAGTTCGAGCTTCTGGATGATCATCGACCTTAACGGCAGCGCCAGCGTACTCCGCAAATGGTGCAAGCATCGCCCGAGCAATGGGTAGATGCAACAACGCCTGCTGGCCGAGCACAATTCCCTTCAAGCGACCCCGGAGTTCATCATCGGATAATGCACTTACCGATTGAACTGTGAACCCAAACTTACACAAGACTCGCTCCAGTTTTGCTACTGGTACGAATGTTTCTCGTGACTGGTATTCAACAGTGCGGATGGCTGGCATGAACTCCATCGAGCAGTACGACACAAGATGCGGCTCAGGGGCGACCAACTTGGGCTTTAACCCAAGTTTGCAGATGTTAACTTCTACATCTGCTACGAAGGCAGCGAATTCAGCCGTGCCACGGCTGATGCGCCTACCGTCACTGTCAAAAATCTTCAATGCCACAACGTTGTCATCACCCAAACCGAGCATGTTGTACTCGATTTCGTAATGAACGGTCGTGCAAGCTTGCCGTAAGGCAAAGTGGTGAGCAGTGAAGTTATTGACAGTATTACCAATTGTGGTATTCTGGTCTCCTGATTTCCGCGTGTATGGCACCTGGTACTTGTGATACCTACCAATGCCATACGTGTCGTCCTGCGCATGCAGGGCCTCGTAGGTGGTGGGGGACAAGTCGCAGACGGATGCATAGTACGCTCGTTCATTAAGGAGCGCACCGCGCCCCTGAGTCGAGTCGTACTCGCTGAAATCGTCTTCTAAGAAGTCGAATCCGTCATACAACATGTCTGCGAACCATTGTCCGATTCGTTCAGAGTCACTGCCCGATGTGAATCCGAACTGGGGCCAATGTGAGACGCTAGACGTGTCCAAATCCACCTTGAGGAATGGTGCGGCCGTAGCCTTATGAATCGCCTGTATCTGGGGCCCACACATCAAATTGAGAACTTCCTCTTTTGCACCCTGGATGCCACGCGGTGACTTCTTCCAAACCGAACGTTCCTTGGTTGGAATAAGCAACTCGTTCTTGATGAAGAACGACCGGGTGTGGGTGTGTCTCTTATTGAGCAGATGTTGTGAGCTAGCTAACATGTCGGCATACTTCTGCCGCTTCTTGGGCGGCTGATGCAAAATCCAATCATGTTCATTGGCATTCCTAACGAATCCGGTCTGACGTGCGAGAATTGTTCGGGCTTCTTTACAAAACTCGTGATTCCAGGCCTGGGTAGTGTGCTCATCGTTAGGTGCCCCTCGTACATGGCGATTGTGTAAGGCTACTGCTTCGTTGTTGATGTTATTTGCATGGGCGCCGGGAATATAACCGGCGAGGGCTGGGCCAATCTGGTAGTAGAACTGCTCTCTAGTTGGGTCAACGGCATCAGCAAATCGCTTGATAACACATGGTTCCTCAACAGGTTTGAGAGGAATATCCACGTTGATCTTAGGCCAATTGACAACAGAGGTTGGAGCTACTGCAAACACATCATCCACTAGATCGTCGAAGGAGACGCAACCATGCGTTTTCTTTTCCACTAGCCCCTGATGCAACGCACCGAAGTCGTCAGCTGGGACAGGAGTACATGAGAATGCCTTAACAGGCTGTACTACACCGTCTTGCTTAATTTCGTCTTCAGGTGGTGCAGAAGGCACCGCAATGTGACCGGGGAGGTCATTTTGTGCGGGTGGATCGTCTCCAAATGAACCATCAGTAATGGGTGAATGTGTACCAAGAATAGGTTGGTCGACTGGGACCACACCATGCATAACATCAATCACGTGCGGAGCATTGTCCTGTTGTACCACCGGCTGTCCAGCCGGAACAAGACCACCGAATGTTGCTTTGACGTATTGGGGCCAAACTTTTGCGGCAACGTACGTACCAGCCAAAATACCTACCACAGCACCAGCAGCACTGGGCGCTGTCATGATCGACAAGACACAGACCAATGACATAAATAGGCAGGCTAAGGCATACCCAATCGGTGGGCATGTACGTAAACAGGGGCAGCATGTGCCGCCCTCAAACCGCAATGCACGCGCATGTCGTGCATATGTACTCGTGAGATCAGAAAGGTGGTCATAGACAAGAGTCTCATCACCAAGGTCATCGAGAAAACATAACAAAGCAAGGGCCTGAATGTGATCGGCATCCAACCCGGCGTATTGAACGCACGCACCGGGTGAATTAGTTGCTCGTTTTGTCATGTCCAAGAAAAACCGCTCCAATGCACGGTAGTTGGCAGGGGTCCGCTCCTTAGAACGGATAAAGTTAATCCCATCGTCATAGCATTTATCGGGGAACAGCATGTCACGCCCGCGAACTTGGGCGCACAGATGTCGCCCAACCCATCGCGGGTTGACTGGAAAGAGGGTCGGTTGGTTGTCAACAACTCTTAACTTCGGATTCACTCTTTTGGTGTATCCCGCTAAGGTCAAGCTGGCTTCTGCTACCGGCGCGGGCTTGGGGGCACGCGCAGCCGCAAAAATGTGTATGCCATACACATAGCTCGAACCGAAGGAGTCAAGTGGCACAAACAACATGACGTTGCCATCAAACTCATGTCGTAAGTTGACCCAATCTACAGATGCGTGTACGTACGGGGATAAATTTCCCCGCACAACCATCGTAATGTTACCATCATCACCTCGGGCCCATCGGGCTTCGACACCGGTTGGTCCATCGTGGAACACACCAGTCTCTCCAACGAAGTGGTGGATAACGGCCATGCCATGACCGCCATTACGGAGAACGATATCATAGACCTCACGCGCTGTAAAGTAATACAGCGAATGAACAAACATAGCTGCTGCCCCGACGTCACAGGTGCAGTCCTGAGCAAGGTGGTCGCACGACTGACCTTCATACCTTGAATAGTACTGTCTACCTATATCAGTTACATCGACAACAGGCGAGATGCAGTGGATTTCTCCACCCCGTGTTTGCTTCGACGACGCGTGGTGTCTTGGGTTACCACCAACGTCTATGATCCGTTCTCGGCCGATACGTGCCCTTAGTTTCTTAAAGGCATAGTATTCGGCAACGCAGCGGTAGAAGTGGAGCATTGGATGCCCCAACTTACCGATTTTCTTTCCAAACGCGCAAGGAAACATTGGAGCGAATTCCAACATTTCAAGTGTGCTAGAATATGCACAGAACACGTGTGGCCTGGTACGGTCCACCGTGGTTGCCCCAACTTTTGGGGTCTTGTCAGCAATCGTGGCGGGCACTTTGCCCTGAGCGCGTGGTGCCGGGGTTTTAGGTGCCCCGGCACTTTTCCCAGGGGGACCTCCCCTAGGGCTGGGATTCTGCATCCCAGACATAACTATCGTG